AGATGGAGTGGGCGAGCATTGTAGGTGCTGGCCGGGATTTGATTGAGCGTTCTCACGTTGAGGTTGTGAAGAACGATAAGGGCACTGATTGGGTTATTCCGACTTTTAAGCGCATGGTTGCTTCGGGGCGTTGTCCGGTGGCTGTTGCTGTGCAGGCTGGTGGTAAGTCGGGCATGTTTGGGCCTGAGCTTGAGCAGCTTGGTTTGAAGGTTGTGTATTTGTCGCAGCAGGAGGTTGGTCGCGCTACGGCTCGTTTTGAGTCTGATATTGCTGAGCGGTCTTTGACGCATTATGACGATCCGCATTTGAAGGCGGGTTTGGGTGGTGCGGATAAGTATTTGATTGGTAGTGAGCGTGGCGGCGGTTGGGGTTGGTTGCGGCGTGGTACGTCGGTGGATATTACGGGGATCGTGGCGGCGAGTTACGCAAACCACCTTTTGATGTTGGTTGAGGTTGAGCGCACTCTTGCTGCGCCGCGCAAGTACAGAATGGCGAAGATGCGTTGAGTTACTATACGAGCGAAACTAATCGCTATACCACCGGTTATGGTGTTGAGATACCTGCTCGCATTGAGCCTGGTGAGGTTCGGGAGTATGTCGCTGAAATCATTTATCCGCATTTCTTGAGAACCAAGACGGTTAATGATGAGATTAAGCGTTGGGCTTCGGGTTTGCAGCCGGATTATTTGCTTGATCCGGATGCTACTTCGGAGAAGCGTGCGTTGTTGGCGTTGGCTAAGACACCGTGGGTTGGCTTGGTGGTCGATTCTTTTACGCAGTGTCTTTATGTGGACGGTTATCGTTCTGAGGGCAGCAAGGAGAACATTCCTGGGCCTTGGAAGACGTGGAATGCGAATCAGATGCAGGCTCGCCAGGTGGCGATTCACCGGTCTGCGTTTACTTACGGGTATTCGTATGCGTCTGCGGTGTTGGGTACTGCGTTGGACGGCAGGGATCAGGCTGTGTTGCGGGGCTGGTCGCCGCGCCGTTGTCTAGCTCTGTATGAGGACAATGTTGCCGATGATTGGGCTAAGTACGCTTTGGTGTTGTTGCAGGACGGTAAGACGTTGCGGTTCTTCGATGATGAGCGTTGGTATGACGTGCCGATGCCGTCTGCGGGGGATTTCCCGGCCGATTTGCCGGTAAAACAAGTATATCACGGCACTGGTGTTGTTCCGATTGTGCGGTATTTGAATACGATGGATTTGGACGGCAAAGTTCTTGGCGAGGTCGAGAAGTTGGTGCCGATTGCTAGCCGGATTGATAAGACGTTGTATGACCGGTTGTTGAGCCAGCATTACAACAGCTTCAAGATTATTACGGCGACTGGCTTGGATGAGTTGACGGCTGATGCTTCTGATGCTGAGCGTGAGGATGCGGAGTATGAGCTTTCGCAGAATCGGCGGGTGTTAGCGACGGGTAATCCGGATGCTTCGTTTGGGGTGATTCCGGAGACTGCGTTGAGTCCGTTTGTGGCTGCGTTTGAGTCTGATATTTCGACTCTTGAGTCTGTTGCTCAGTTGCCGCCGTCGTGGTCGAGCCGGTTGGTGAATCTGTCTGCTGATGCTTTGGCGGCTGCGCGTGCTGCTACTACGCAGAAGTTGTTTGAGCGTAAGGTCAATTTCGGGGCTTCGCATAATCAGCTTTTGCGTCTTGCTGCCCATATTGAGGGTGATGAGTCGGCGGCGCAGGATTTTGAGGCTTCTGTGACGTGGGCTGACACTGAGATTCGTTCTTTGTCGCAGGTTGTTGATGCGTGGGGCAAGGCTGCCCAGATGCTTGGGGTGCCGAAGTGGGCGACGTGGCGGAAGATTCCTGGCGTTACTGACGATGAGGCCCGTATGTGGTGGGAGAACTTGTTGGAGCAGTCGCCCGAGGCCGAGTTCTTGCGTTTTTACGGTAATCAGCAGTCGCAGAACGGTAATCCGAATCCGGATACCCCGTCTGTGTCGGATGCTCCGGTTGATGTTGGGCCGGATACGCAGTAGGTAGGGGGTTTGGGTGTCTCAGCCTGTTGTAGATGAGCCTGTAGCCCTTGAGGATTTGGCTTTTTATCTTGCGGTGAAGCATGTTGGTGAGCAGCAGAGCATTGCGGCTAGGACTGCGGCTGGGTTGGCGTTGTTGTGGCCGATTTTGCGGTTTGGTGAGCTTGATGAGACTACTCCTGCGTGGCTTCATGCGGTGACTTTGCAAGCGGAGCAGCAGTTTCGGGTTTCTGAGCAGGCGGCGTTTGAGTATGTGCAGTCTGCTAAGTGGGCTGCGGAGCCGTTGTCTGATCCGTTGGTGAAGATTGATACGCAGTTTCCGTTGCGGGATTTTCAGTTGGCGATGCGTGCGACTGGGCCTGCGGCGGTGAAGAAGGCCACCAGTGCCGCGTTTTCGGCCCCTAGCGTCGATTCTGAGGTCTTTTCGGGCCGCGCCGAGGGTGTTGCTGTGGGCGATCCATTGGGGGGGCTTGTGGACGAGCTTATGGCTTGGGGCAAGTTGAACTCTACTGGCGCGGGTGTGAAGTTTGCGCTGAATGGCGGCCGTGGCGAGGTCGAGCAGCTTGTGGCTGCTGATGCTTCGGGCCGCATCAGGGAGCGTAAGGCGATTGGTTATGCCCGGTTCACTGAGGATTCGGATACGGGGCCGTGTTATTTCTGCGCGGTGTTGGCTTCGCAGGGTGCGGTGTATCTGACTAAGGGTGCTTTTAATGCGTCGAACCGGAAGTTTGTGGGCGATGGGCCTGCGAAGGTTCACGATCATTGCAAATGCCAGTTGCGGCCGGTTTATAGCAGTGATGACAAGTATGACGAACGGGCGAAGTTCTTTCTGAAGCAGTGGACGGATTCGCCTGGTGGTTTGAAGGAGTTCCGGCGCAGGTATGTGCGTCCGGAGCCGTATCCGGAGAATCCTCCGGTTGATTTGGCGGCGGTTCGCCGCAATCGGGAGTTAGTGGCCGACAGGCTGGGTGCGCGTTCGCCTCAGGTGGCGTGGCTTGACCGGCAGTTGAAGGATTTAGCTTAATTTTCCCGAAGTTAAGTTTACAGGGATTTGGCCCTGGAAGGCGCGTGACAGCCTGCGCCGTTTGAATTGGCTGGTTAAAGGAAGTTGTTGTGGATATTACTGATTCAGCGGTTGTTGATGAGGCTCTGGCGGCTGTGGGTGAGGGAAGCGGTAAGGCTTCTGAGTCCTTGGGTGTCGTGGCAGAGGCTTCGGTAGATGAAAGTCCGGCCGACTCCGGAGCGGTCGAGAAAGAAGCTGCCGAAACTGAAGCATCTGAGTTTCGTCCGATTGAATCGCAAGAGGCTCTTGAGAATGTTCTGAAGGGCCGCCTGGAACGCGCACAGCGGAGCGCGGAGAAGAAATATCAGAAGCAGGTTGAAGAACTCGCATCACGGCTCAAGGAGTACGAGGATGCGAAGCTTTCTGTGGATGAGAAGAAGGACAAGCGTCTGACTGAGCTTGAGCAGAGCTTGGCTGAGGCTAATGACCGGTATCAGAAACTTGAGCGCACTCGTATTGTGGAGTCTTTGGCACGCGAGATGGGTTTGCCGGAAAAGTTTTGGGGCCGGGTGCAGGGAGACACTGACGACGAGATTATCTCTGATATCAACGATATGCTTGAGGGTTTGCCTCGCAGCGAACGCCAGAATGCGCCTCTTACGCAGGCACCGAAGGTGAGTGTTCAGGCCACCAATAGTGAGCCTGAGATTGAGGAGAACGCGAAAAGCATTGTTGACAAAATGGGTGGATTCCTCAACTTTTAATTTCAAAACTGAATTCGTCTGCACATATGGGTATGTGTAGACCTTTTGTAAAGGTTAGCTAAATTGGCTGGACATGTTTTTGTCAAACCGAGTCTCGTTGTTGAGACTGCGGTTGAGATTCTTCAGCGTCAGCGGGTGCTTCAGGCTCTTGTGACGACTGACGGGCTTGGTGATTTCGGCGGCTCCGCTAATGACACCATCAATATCCGCGTGCCTGCGATTGCCGGGGCGCACACCCGTACTCTGCGCGACACTGATCGCAGCCTGACTACGGATGATCTGGTTGAGCACAACATTCCGGTGCAACTCACCGAGCATGTGTACTCTGCGATCAAGCTGACGGATGAGCAGCGCACGCTGGACATTCGTGATTTCGCCCGTCAGGTGCTTTTCCCGCAGGTTTCGGCTGTTGCTTACAAGCTGGAAGATTTGATTGTGGAGAAGCTGGTCGATGCGGCCCCGTATGACGAGGTTATCGACATTGACCCGGCTGACACGTTCCCGGCTTTCGTTGACGGCCGTAAGAAGCTGAACGATGCGAATGTTCCGGATCAGAACCGTGTTCTGGTTGTGGGCAGCGCGGTTGAGGCCGCGATCCTGAAAGACCCGCAGTTCCGTTACGCCCAGCAGTCCGGTGACAGCAATGCGCTGCGTCGTGCTTACCTGGGTCAGATCGCCGGGATGCAGGCTTTCCGCTCTAACGCGATTGATCCCGATGTTGCTTACGAGTGGCATCCGACTGCTTTTGTGTATGTCAACCGTGCGCCGAAGATTTCTGAGGGCATTGTTGCTTCGGCTTCGTATGGTGCCGATAACGTGGCTCTGCGGTGGCTGGCCGACTGGTCGTATTCCGAAATCGGTCTGCGTTCGCTGTGTGACGTGTTCACCGGCTACAAGGTCATTACCGAGAAGGACGGCTCGTTCGTTCGCGGCGTGAAGATGAAGCTTGCTGGTGGCGCTCCGAAAAAGGCTGCCGCCCCTGCGAAGGCTGACGCTTAACCCTCATGAATCCGTTAGCGTCCGTACCTGACCTTGAGAGGTTGATGAAGCGGACGTTCTCCGGTGCCGATCTTGACCAGGCGGATATCATTCTTGATGCGGTATCCGCCTGGGCAAGAAGCGTTTCGGGTCAGTCTTGGCCTGAGGCTCCGGTCGGAGTGCCGTCCGACGTTATGTATGTTGTGCTGGCTGCGGCGCGGCGTGTTCTGGTGAATCCTGATGGGGTTACCCAGGAGTCGATGGGGCCGTTCAGTAAGACCTACGATAAGCCACCGAAAGATTTCTTTACGCTGGCTGAGTTGGCGATCCTGAAGCGGTATCGGCCGAAGGCGAACAGTGGTCTTTTCACTGTCGGGTTTTCTCGCGGCGAGAAGGCTAACTGGGGTCGCATTGGTCATCTTTATGTGGATGGTCAGCCGATGCCGGTCATTTGGCCGAATGATCCTGGATACGAGCAGTCTTGGATTCCTAATGATCGCCCTTGAGTCGGTTGCTGTTTATCGTGGCGGCATTGACCGTAAAGGGAATGTGTCGAAGGAGCTGGTTGGCGAGGTTGAGGTCGCTTTCGATTGGGGGAGCGGCCTTTCCCGTTCGATGGGTGACTTTGATCGGGCTGAGTCTGCGTCCGGTACGCCGCATGTGTTTGTGGCTAAGGGTGCTGACCTGAAGGCGCGTGACAGGATTGAGCGTGCCAACGGTGAACGCTATTCG